AAAATTATGGGAGTCAAGTAATGGAAACAATAGTTGTATTTGTGGGTGTGTTCCTGGTGTTACTAGCGTTGTTTATGCGACAATAATAGTAAGAGAGGGGGGCGAATGAAACCACAAGACGTATACAGGCTTGAGCAAGTCTTACGACTGTCAATTTCACAAGACTTACTCAGCAAGGCATCAAACTTCAACAATAAAGACGATATGGAAGAAGCAAGAAAGATAGTAGAAAAAAAACACTAAGTCAAGACAGGGGCAACAAATGGAACAAAGATACATAGACGCATTACTATTTACAGGTGTAATACTAGCTGTGTTTGGTTTGGCTAATTTGTATGAAGTGGTGAAAAACTATGTTAAATTTAATAAGTAGATGTGTTAGTTGTGGTGGCTGGTGTTATAACGCTAGTTTCTGCAAATGGTGTATGCAAAGGATAAAATAATGCAAATGTTAATTATAGGTATGTTTGCTGGTGCGTTTGTTAGCATAGCGTCACTAGCCATAGCGATTAAGTTGTACCTGAAATAATGGCTACATATGTGTGGTGCAAAGGCTGTGCCAAGATGATTGCTAAAGAACTATTACACGAGTGTGATGATGAGTAACGTCATATATTTACACTTTCATTACGATTACGATAATATGAAAGAAGTTGCGTGCCGTGATGCTAAGTGTTACCAGAAACGTCTTGATGACAAAAAGAAGCTAGAAGAATACCAACAACTTGTTGACCTTGATTTACAACGCAAGGAATACTTGATGCATATAGAAGAGATGATTCAAGACCCAAGGATAGACAACTACAACGATTACTGATATAAGTAACCAGTTGGTCGCTCAAGCCAACTCTAAACCTTAACTTGAGGGTTGCTTAGTAAGCAATTTAATGGCCGTTAGAGGGTCTTAATCACCTATGCCCACTATGCATAGCGTGTAACAATAACGAGAAGTTACGACATCACAAGCTACTATCAACGAGTCTCCTGATAGTAAACAATAGTTTGTGATGATATGGCGAGACTACGCAGAATAATAAATAACGCGTCCGTTCGAAAGTACGAAACCTCAGGGGTTCAAACTTAGAGAATGGTTCTAATTCCTTAGGCCGTTCTCTGTACTTCAACACTCAAGGATTCAGATAACATATATAATATAAATATGGATATGATTAAACGTAATGGTTCAACATCAAGATGGAGAAAGATAAGAATTGCCATACTCAAACGAGACAACAACACCTGCTACTACTGTGGAATTCCTACAGCTAATACAGTCGACCATCTCACACCCCTCGACAAAGGCGGCACCAATGACTTCCATAATCTCGTTGCTTCTTGTTCACATTGCAACTACAGTAAAGGCTCTCGAACAGAAGAACAATACATTAAAGCAAGAAACAGAAAACATAAACGCAAAATGATAAACAAAACCCAATTTTTTGAGCACGATAAGACACCACCGACCCCTGCTATGTTTTTCTCCCCAAAAGGTCTTAAAAGTCCGTTTGAAAAGCCAAAGGTAAACTAAATGGGCTTAAGAGAAGAAAAACAACGCATATTGCCAGCACTTGATAAGGCAACTGAGGAAGCGCAACGTCAGGGCTTCATTACTGAACTTGACTTGGCTGGTATCGCAGCTTTGTTCACTATCGCAGGTGTTTTAGATTCAGGTTTACTAAAACCATCAGAAGAAATCAAGTATTTATCACAGCTGCAGTCTGGGTTGGATAAGTATGGGCTTAGTTTGTTTGGTCGTAAGGAAAAACCCGAAGTAGAAGCAGGTGAAGACACACTTGACAGTCTTAGGAAACTCAACCCCGAGAATTCAGACCACTCCACTAGCTTACCCAACTAGGGGCAACGAGGTCGCTGAGTTTGCTCGGCAAATTGATATGCCTTTGCTTGAATGGCAAGAGTATTTAATTAATGAGGCTTCTAAGGTTAAAGAAGATGGCACTTGGGCTTACAAGAATGTGTTGGCTATTGCAGCTAGACAGAATGGTAAAACACATTTACTGAGAATGCGTATTCTTGCTGGGCTTTATTTGTGGGACGAAGAATTACAGATAGCCTCAGCTCAAACTAGGGATTTATCGTTAGAGACTTTTAAGAAAGTTGTTGAAGTTATAGATAATTATGATTGGTTACGCAAAAAGGTTAAACACGTAACAAGGGCTAATGGTCGTGAAGAGGTTATGCTGAAAAATGGTATGCGTTACAAAATTGTAGCAAGTAATAGTGGTGGCGCAAGAGGATTGTCAAGTGATTTAGTAATCCTTGACGAGTTACGACAACAGAAAACCTATGATGCTTACTCAGCACTTGTGTTTACTATGAACGCTAGACCCAATTCACAGTTCTGGGGTATCAGTAACGCTGGTGACCATTACTCAATTGTGTTAAACGCTATGAGACAACGAGCACTTGACAAAATAGAAAAAGGTTTAGATGACCCATTATGTTTTATGGAATGGTCAGCATCACCACACAGAAAACTTAGTGACATAGAAGGTTGGAAAGAAGCAAACCCAGCATTAGGACGAACCATAAGTGTTGACGCTATTAAAGCCAGGTTAAGTGACCCACCCGAAATATTTCAAACAGAAGTTTTATGCCAATGGGTAGTAAGTATGAATAGTGCTTGGGAACAAGGAGCCTGGAATTCTTGTATGCAACCAAACCTATCACTAAAGCCCGACAGACCAACTTGGTTAGGTGTTGAAATAAGTCCAGAACGAAACAGTTGGGCATTAACAGGTTCACAAATACTTGAAGACAAATCAATAGCCGTAGGTTTAATGGAATACCAAGAACAAGACAACCCAATAGATGATTTATTTATAGCTAGTCGTATCGCTGAATGGGCTAAACACTACGACGCAGAAGAAGTCATAGCCAACAGGTTTACAGGTGACTCAGTAGTAGCCAAACTTAAACAAGCAGGCATAAACGCAAACATAATTAAAGGCTCAGATTACTACACCAATTGCGACCAGGTGCTTAGCGCAATGAGTGGGGGTCGTTTAGCTCACTCAAACCAACCCGAACTAACAGCTAGTGTTAATTCGTGTATTAAAAAATCAAACGATACAGGTGCTTGGTATGTGATGAGACGTAAACCATCAACAGCTGCCATTTCAATGATTCTGGCTGTAGGTAAAGCAGAACAGTATGGTTCAAGGTCAGTAAACCAAGACATTGTAGTGGCTTGATGCTTGACTATTATAACAATTTGGTAAAGAATTAGAAGTTATGGGCTTCTTTCAAAATCTACTTGGTGTCACACCACAAGACGACGTAAACAAAGTTGATGCTGCTGTAGCACCTTACAACTATCAGCAATATGCTCAACCTTTTGACTATTTTGGTTTGTCTTCTGTAAGCAGAGCACAAGCTATGCAAGTCCCAGCCGTTGCAAGAGCTAGAAACATTATTTGTGCAACTATCGGCTCATTACCACTTGAAGTTAGACGCGAATCAAACAACTCTAAAGTTGTGACCCCACCTTTTATTAGACAACCTGACCCTCGTATGACTGGACAATCTGTATATACATTTTTGGCAGAGGACATTTTATTTACAGGTCAAGGTTATATGCGAATACTTGAACTTGGTGCAGACTCAAGACCTTTAAGTGCTGAATGGATTTCAGTAAGCCGTGTTACCAGAACTTTAGACGCATTAGGTCACAACGTACGCTATTACAGCGTTGACGGAAACCGAGTACCAGAAAACGGACTTGGTTCACTTATACCATTTACAGGATTTGACGAAGGATTACTTGTAAGAGCAGGAACAACAATACTTACAGCACTTGCATTAGAAAAGGCAGTTAAAAGATTTGCAGATGAACCAACACCTAACGTTGTGTTGAAATCTAACTTGCCAATGAATGCTGAAAGAGTTACAGCCCTATTAAATTCTTGGAAAGAAGCAAGACAAACACGTGGCACAGCTTTTGTTAACGACACAATCGACTTTCAAAGCATCGGATTTAGCCCAGAACAATTAACGCTAAACCAAGCACGTCAATATATGGCTTCTGAGATTGCTAGGGCTTGTAATTTACCTGAATACTATGTAGGTGGTAACGCAGGTGGCTCAATGACATATTCAAACGTTACAGCTGAAAGAAGAAGCCTAATAGATTTGTCATTAAAACCTTTAATGACTTGTATTACACAAAGATTAAGTGACAACGATATTACGCCACGTGGTTCTATAGTAAAATTTGATTTAGAAGAATTTTATAGCCCAAGCGCACAAGAACGAGCAGATATTTACAGCAAACTTATTCCTTTAGGTGTAATGACAGTAGAGGAAGCAAGAGAAAGGGAAGATTTGATAAATGAATAACTTTATTAAATTCTCAACCGACATTATCGCAGCTAATTCATCA